TCCTGTTCCTGTAACCCATAGTCTGCCGTAAGCAGAACAAACTTCGTTACCTTGTACAACACCAGCAGCCCCAGATACAGAGTCTAGTCTAACTACAGAAGAACCGTCGTACACCAGAGGTGCATGAGAGGCTTGAAACAAGTAAGCTTTTTCATTAAAGTTTACTATTTTCCAGTTGTCTGCTGTAATAGTGTAAGAACCCGGAGTAGCGTCAGTAAGGGTAGTCGTCCCTGTAAATATTTTGTTGTTTCCTGTAGATAAAACTACGTTAGTACCACTACTTTTTTTAAACTCGTGTACGACTCTGACTGTACCAGAGCCTAACGCCGTTTTGTCTGTAGTAGTTACGTCGTGCCCTTTACGTGCGGCAATACGTCCTCTCTTGTCAATTACAGCGTTATCTGCAATCTCAGCAAAAGACGGGTCCTGCGCTAAAGGCGAGTCTTCGGTGTTGACACCTTTGAACGCAGGAGCTACAAGATTGATACTCTTTAGTTCTTGAGCCATATTAAATAGTCCTAAATACCATCTCTTCAGGATGTTTTGCTGCGTCTATAGCGATAGCGTCAGACAGAAACTTGTCAGCAATTTGGAAGTATTCTCCAGTAGAAGTACCTCCTGTTTCTCCACGCTCACGGGCCAACAAAGCTACCGCAAGGTGGACTACAGGCATTGCAGGAACAAGCAGTACATCTGCGTTGCTAGTCAAGTCAGCCTGACGTTTAATTACGTCAAATCGCAAGTTGTAGACACCGTCTGGTGTTGGGCTAACGAGTACTTGCGTATCACCACTAGAGTCTAGACCGTTGTACGTGTAGTACCTTGGCGCTCCTTGGACTTCTTCAGCAATGTACAAAGAGTCATTAAACCAGTCTTTAGTCTGGTAAGCCATAAAACAATTTTGTGTATCGTTAATTACTGACATGACTTTTACGTTATCGTCAGCACCTGTTAAAGAATAACTGTTGTCGGAAGCAGTAGTAGATATAATAACGGTGTCACGTAGGGCTGACCAGTCGTTAGACTCTTCTACTAACTTCTTAGCGTCATTAATGTAGTCACCGACCATCTTACTGTAAGTGTTAGCAGTAACAGTAGCAACTTCGTCTTCACGCAATCGACGTAGTACGTTATTCATTAAGTTAAGATATGTCATACGAGCATTCCGCTGTTTTTAAGTAAAAAGTTATTTAGTTCTATGTCGTAGTCTTTTTGTTGTGGTTGGTAACCAATATACTGGAACTGAGCAGGGTCGTAAGACAACATGCCCTTGTGAGGCTTAAAGTCAGACGCTATTGGCGAACCGCTCAGCATGCCTTCTTCTTCACCGTCCCCTTCGCCATCACCCTCACCATCGCCGTCACCGTCTCCAACACCTGTACCAGTTCCTGTGCCAGCGCCTGGACCGTCTCCAGTACCTGTGCCGTCACCCGTACCGTCCCCAGTACCAGAAGTGTCCTTACCTTGAGTTTCAGCGTCCTTGCGTACCTGCTCTGAAGAATCTAGATCTTTTTCAAGTTGCTCATCAGCTGCGTCCTTTCTAGACTGCTCAGCGTCTTTAGCATTAGTTTCAGCTTGAGTGTCTTTCTGAGTGTTTTCGTCCTTGGTTGATTGTTCGGCAGCCTGTTGTTCCTTAGCAGATTCTTCAGCAGCCTGTTGCTCTTTGGCTTGCTCTTCTGCTGCTTGCTCTTTAGTAGCTTCCTCAGCAGCTTGCTGTTCTTTTGCGTCAGACTCAGCTTGAGCATCCTTAGCAGCTTCAGCTTCTTTTTCCTGAGTTTCAGCCTGAGCGTCTTTAGCAGCTTCTGCCTCTTTGTCAGTAGTTTCTGCATCCTTTTGTTGTTGTTCGGCAGCAGCGTCCTTTTGACGTTCCTCAGCTTCCTTCTCGTTACTTTCAGCCTGAGCATCTTTAGCAGCCTCAGCTTCTTTCTCTTGGGTCTCTGCTTCAGCGTCTTTAGCAGCCTCAGCTTCCTTATCAGCAGTCTCAGCGTCCTTTTGTTGTTGCTCTGCTTGTACGTCCTTTTCTTGCCTCTCTGCTTCCTTATCTTCACGTTCAGCCTGAGCTTCCTTTTGACGTTCCTCAGCAGCAGTTTCTTCCTTTTGACCTTCCTCAGCCTGTCTGTCTTTTTCTTCCTGTTCAGCCTGACGGTCCTTTTCTTGCTTTTCAGCTTGGTCCTTGTCTGCTTGTTCAGCATCTTTTTGCTGCTGTTCTGCTTCAGTATCTTTTTGACGTTGTTCTGCGTCTTTTTCTAGTTGCTCAGCAATGTCTTTTTCTTCGTCTTCAGCTTGGTCTTTTTCAAGTTGTTCTGCTGCGTCTTTGTCTGCAGTCTCTGCCTGAGCTTCTTTGTCAGCTTCCTCAGCAGCCTGTTGTTCTTTCTGTTGAGTTTCAGCGTCAGCTTCTTTCTGAGCTTCCTCAGCGGCCTGTTGTTCTTTCTCCTGCGTTTCTGCCTGAGCATCTTTCTGAGACTGTTCTGCAGCAGCCTCTTCTTTTTCTTGAGTTTCTGCCTCAGCGTCCTTTTGAGATTGTTCAGCGGCAGCTTCTTCTTTTTCCTGAGTCTCAGCCTGAGCTTCCTTGTCAGTTTGTTCTGCTTGAGTTTCCTTATTTTCTTGCTCAGCTTGACGTTCTTTTTCAGTTTCTTCAGCGTCTTTCTGAGATTCCTCAGCTTCTTTATTTTCTTCTTCAGCCTGACGTTCTTTTTCAGCTATCTCTGCTGCTCTTTCTTCTTTTACTTGGGTTTCTGCTTTAGCATCTTTTTTGGCTTGTTCTGCAGCAGCCTGCTCTTTTTCCTGAGTCTCTGCTTCAGCTTCCTTCTCTGCTCTTTCTGCAGCGGCTTCTTCTTTTTGTTGTGTTTCAGCAGCAGCTTCTTTGTCCGCTCGTTCTGCTGCAGCTTCCTCTTTCTGTTGTGTTTCAGCAGCAGCTTCTTTATCAGCACGTTCAGCAGCAGCATCTTCTTTTCGTTGTGTTTCTGCTTGGGCTTCTTTGTCTGCTTGTTCTGCAGTTTCTTCTTTTACGTTTCTTTCAGCTTCTTTTTCAGCTCGCTCTGTTGCAGCCTCATCCTTTTCAGACTGTTCAGCTTGCTGTTCTTCTTTTTCTACACGCTCTGCTTCTTCTTGCTGTTCTTCTTTGTAAGCGCCTTCTGCAGCACCGGGGTCGTCATAAACCGTAGTACCATCTTCAGGAGTTTCGTATACAGCACGAGTAGTACCTTCAATAGGGTCGTACACATAACCAACAGGCTCAGGCTCAGGCGGTGTTTCGTAACCTTCGTAAGGGTCTTCTTCTAAGTAGGAGTCGTCCCATTGCTCTCCCGTATATCGCTCCCAATCTTCAATCAGGCCGTCAATAACGTCAGGGTCAGTTTCGTTTATAATAGCCTCGTGAATCTGACGTGCGATAACACTGTCTTCCATACCAGTGTACACGTCAGTAGAAGTGCCTGTAGTGTCGTCTGAACCTATGTCTGTAACAGGCGGTTGTGCGTCTTTTTCATCTTTTTCTGCTTCAGCATCTTTAGCATCTTCAGCAGCCTGAGCATCTTTGGCATCTTCAGCAGCCTGAGCATCTTTAGCATCTTCAGCAGCTTGGGCATCCTTAGCATCTTCAGCAGCCTGAGCATCTTTAGCATCTTCAGCAGCTTGGGCATCCTTAGCATCTTCAGCAGCCTGAGCGTCTTTGGCAGCTTCAGCATCCTTAGCATCTTCAGCAGCTTGGGCATCCTTATCTGCTTCTGCATCTTTAGCAGCTTCTGCCTCAGCATTTGCTAGTTCTTTTTTATCTTGTTCAGCTCTTTCGTCTTTGGCTATTTCTGCTTTAGTGTCTTTCTTGCTTTCAGCTTGAGCATCCTTCGCCGCCTCAGCGTCCTTATCGGACTCAGCATCTTTAGCAGCCTCTGCGTCACCACCGCCACCACCGCCGCCAACCTCAGGATCTTCTAACTCTGGAGGTATGTTAATGACGTACACGATTCCTGTCTCAGGGTCAGTCCATGTTCCGTCTTCAAAATAGTCTTCACGGTCAAGATTTGGAAACTGCTCTTCAAAGTCCTCTAAGTTTATACCAACTTGCTCTGGTGGTTGGTCAACAGGAGGTACTAAAACATCAGCAGTTTGGTCCCACCATTCGTTAAAGCCTTCTATGTCAGGTAAATCAGAGCCTATTAGAAGTTCATTAATTTGGTCTATAATGTCGTTAGGGTCATCAGTTTCTGGGTCGTAACCTTCAAGAATGCTAATTATTTCTTGTATTTCTTGACCAAGTTCTTGACTGTCAGCAACTTGCTCTTGCGTAGCTCTTTCGATCATTCCTGCGGCTACTAACTCTTGTAATGACGACAATAAAGCATCAAAAGTAAGTAACTCAGGTTGCTCTAACTCAGTGTCTCCTACAGGATCTGGTTGTTCTGGTTGTGTTGTAGGAGGCACATAGTCAAACATCCCGGTTCCAAAAGAAGGCTTGTAAGCAGTTGTAGGGGCTCTCTTTGCCATTTACTTTTCCCTTGATACGCCCTTGGTTTTTTCATAAGAACGCATAGCACCAAGACCAAGCATACCCATCAGTACAGGCATCATAGTCTCTAGGTCAATGAGTGGTATAGTGACTTCAATAGCCAACAGAGCTAAAACAAAGTTGGTAAATGGTATGACCATAAAGTTGCCCATCATACCTAGTACGCAACACCAGCCAACAGCAGGTCTCCAACCAGAGACAAACAAGGACTTGTGTGCTGCTTCTACCTTGTTAACCTCTAGTTGTGACTTAGCAAGCTCCTGAGCGTGTCTCTGAGCCATTGTGGCAACTTCATGAGCTAACCTAGCCTTCTGGTCCTTGTCTTGCACAAACTTGTCCAGAAGCCCTGTAACAGGCCCTATGAGCGACTCAATCATCTAGCAAACTCCAAGATAGCAATAGCCATAGTCACAATAATAGCAATAGAAGCAAAGCCACCTGTCATCATCTTCTCTAGTTTGTCAAAGCGTTGATTGTGTGCGTCCAGTTGCATCTGAATCATTTCATAACGAATACTACACTCACGCTCATGAGCTTCTAACCGACTTAGTGCTTGCTCTAGATCTGACATGACTATTCCTTACCGCCTTGGTGATCCACAGTCACCTGTGCATTTAATTTACCTATTTCTACTTCTACTTTATTTAACTGCCTGCGTAACTCGTGTATCTCTATGTTGCGTTCTTCCAAAGCCATAATCTTAGCGTTCTGTATAAGATCGTCTGGTAAAGCACCACGTAGACCTAGAGGCCACTCACGAACAAACGCAGAGTTTTCTAGTATGTTCATGTTTTGTATTTCTTGACCGTGTTCAATAGAGATGATACGAGTGTCTAGCGTTACGTAAGCAGTAGTAGCCATAACGATGCCAGCACCAAGAGCAACTAAATTCCTTAGCGGTATAGCTACTCTGGTGTTGTCATCAATCTCAGGCATTACCAAGGCATCCCATCAGCAGACACAGGGTTCTTCTGTGCTTCGATGTTGGCTGTTAGTGCCGCCTCAGTAGCGTCTTGATCGACTGACTCGTGTACCCATGCCAGTACAGCAGACTCAGTAAGGTCATCGTAAGCTACAAAGCCGTCAGCATCAGCGTCAGGTGTAAAGCCTACAGTGCCGTATGAAGAGGCAGTAAATGTGTCGTCACCAACAGTTTCAGATTCAGTAACACGCCAGTGTGCAACGGTTACACCGCCGTCTGCCACGTTACGCTCAAGGTTTGCGATAGTCCATGTAGCCATTGTTATGCTCCAAATACTGCGTTGCAGATAGCCTGCACGTTAGAGGGTTCAGATGACCAATCGTCACCTGACTGAATTACATGACGGTGATACGACTGTGAAATTACAGCACCGTCTTCGAGCACCTTAGTAGCAGTCCGTACTTGAACACAGGTTACGTCATTGCCGTCCTCGTCCTGAGTAGTAACTACTTCTACTTTGTCTGCTGTTACGCTTTTAGTTAATGCCATTGTCTTTCTCCTTTAGTCCGTCTCAAGAATCCACTTGAGATAATTAAGTTGTCATATAAACAACCATAGCATCTACGGCTGATGTCCCTGTTGAAGAACCACATTTTGATATTGCAAAATTTGAACCTCCAATAGCCGCAAAACCTTGCCTGCTAAACTGGTCAATATCTTCTGTTATTACTGTTCCAGTTCCTGATTTAGAAATACTGAAAGGCAACCCTGCAAAAAGCTGATAAGTTGTAACTTGTAAATCAGCTCCTGTTGTAGTTATTCGTAGATAACAAATTACTGTATTGCCTATTTTTGTGTACTTACCTTCATAAGCTAATCCAGTTCCAGATAAATCCCCCGCTCCACTAGCATCAACCGTCCACGTCCCTTCTTCATAGTCATCCAGCTTGTTGGCTGAAGTTGTACCGCCTAGGTAAACACCGTCTGACAGGTAAAGGTCTCTGAATCGCAATGATGAACTACCTAAGCTAAGGGCATTATCTATACGCGAACCATTTCTTGCAGGGGCAACAGTCGCATTGCTAGGATGGAAGTGCAACCCTGAGCCGCTTGTAGTACCTGTTTGTATTATTAAAGAATCACCGCCTTCAGAAGCAATACTACCGACTGTGGAGCCGTCTTTGCTAAACCTTGCAATCTCACCATCTGACGAAGTTCTGTTAAGAAATAAACTAGCGTTGCCAGAGCGACTATGTGCCGCATAGCCTGCCGCACCAATAGAATGGCCTGTGTTTGTATTGCCAACACCTACTGCCGCATCAGTAGTCCCAACCAGCAAGTTGCCGCTAGAGTCGATACGCATGCGTTCTGTTAAGGTGCCGCTACTATCATTAGAAAACGTAATGTGCGATGCGTAATCGTTTGATGCCCAGTTTGCACCAGCTAAAACTTGAATTTTTGCACCAGTTTGATTTGCAGAAGGATCGTCACCAGTAAATAAAATAGTGCCAACAGTGTTTCCGCTGTTTATGCTTGAGTCAGCACGATTAATAGTAAGTTGTTCTGTTCCGTCAGTAGAAACCGTTAGCGCAGTTGTTGGACTGCTAGTGCCAATACCAACATTCCCGCTAGAGTCGATACGTACCTTTTCGTCGTTACTGATATGGAAATAATGCTCTGCGGCATAGTATCTTAAAGTATCGTAACTACCGGCTACCCTGTCGTACACCTGCATGTATGAGTTTCCATCTGATATACCATCAGGTTTAAACTCAAAGCCGGCAGAACCATTAGATACATGAAGTTCTGCTTGTGGACTGCTAGTGCCGATACCAACATTGCCGTCTGCGGTTAGCGTCATTACATCGCCAGTTTGATAACCGCTATTGTAAAGCGAACCAAACCGCATTTTAGCTTTAGGCGCTGTATAGTCTACGCTGATTCTGCCAAGAGTGTTTGTAGCGTCAGTCCACTCAATTGACTTGTTACCAGAAGGGTTGTTCCATCCTGTCTCTAACCGTAAAAGAGTAGCGGCAGAGCCTGTTGAGTTTTTTAAATGAAGCCTAGCACTAGGCGAAGTAGTGCCGATACCCAACGACTCCGCAGAAGCATCCCAGAACAACTTCGCAGTCGTGCCAGTGTCTTCGTAGAAGCTAACATCATTACCATTAGAAATGTTCAACAGGCTTTTGGTTGTAGAGCCATCAGCACTACTTAAAACTCTAAATGAGCCACTAGCAGAGCCAGTTGTTACCGTAGACGTTATTGTTGCTGAACCGCCCGCATGCGAATACGTTGAGAATTGTGCGGCTTTAAGACTGGTAGAGCGAGAAACTCTAAAACCTTCAAAAACATCATTAAGCTCACCGTCAGTTGGCACAATATGTAAATACGTGGCTGGCGTTGTAGTGTTAATTGCAACATCGCCTATGACTTCAGCGCCATCAGCAACCACTGTGCCAGTTACGTCGATGCCTGTGGAGGTTGTTTCGAGCTTGGGGGTCGCCCCACCATCATAAAAAAGTTTAACAGCGCCATCAGCATTAGCATGAATCATTGCCTCTGACCCATCAGGTTTGCGAACCCTAAAGTCGTTGGCGTCAATTTGTAAATTGCCTGTGCCGTTATCTACGATATAACTGCCAGACCCATCATGATAAATCTGTAGGTCAGAGCCAGCACCGAAGATAGCCTTGTCGTTGTCGCCGAAAGATACGTCTGCTGTAGTCGTTAGACCTGCAAAGGTTGGGCTGTCAGTAGTAGCAACACCTTGATCCAGAGACTTAACAGCAGTAAGGTTAGTTAGCTCTGAGTCCATCAAGGCACCAGCGGCTGTAACGTTAGTTGTGTCCGTTACGTCTGCTAATGCTTCGATACCGTCTAGTTTACTATGGTCAGCATCGGTAAATACATTGGAGTCTGTAGCGGCTTCTACTGCGGCTCTAATCTCAGCATCTGTTTGATCTGCTGTAGCACTAGCCTCAATACCGTCTAGCTTTGTACCGTCTGTAGCAACATCACGTCCGTCTACAGTACCGTCTACAGTAATATTGCCTGTAGCAGAAACAGTAGTAAATGAGCCTGCCGCTGCTGTAGTACCGCCAATGACAACACCATCAACAGCACCGCCGTTAATGTCAGCAGTTGGTATGGTAACTGTTCCTGTAAAGGTCGGAGAAGCTATAGGAGACTTAGTGTCAATTTGGCTTTGAATTGAAGAAGTAACACCGTCTACATAGTTTAATTCAATAGTTGTAGCGGTAATACCATCAAGAAGGTTTAATTCTGCGGTAGTTGCTGTAACGCCGTCTAGAATATTAAGCTCAATTCCAGTGGAAGTTACACCGTCGAGAATATTTAATTCTGCTGTAGTTGCGGTTACTCCATCTAGCAGATTAAGCTCTGCAGTAGATAAAGTTGCACCGTCAAGAATATTAAGCTCAGCAGCGGTAGCTGTAAGCCCGTCAAGAATATCAAACTCATCACCAGTGACACCAGAGGCCCGGAGATCCTTAGCATAATTAAGATCGTCAACGGTTCCAGTAAAGCCGTCAAGTGTATTGAGTTCTGCTGTGGTAGAAGTAATGCCGTCGAGAGTGTTTAACTCTGCAGCAGTAGAAGTAATAGCTACACCGCCAATCTGTACGGTGGTTGCATTAGTAGTTGCAAAAGTTGCTGTGCCTGTAAACGTAGGCCCTGCTGTGTCAGCTTTGGTTGCAATAGCAGTAGAGATTGCGTCGAACTCAGTCTCAAACTCAGCACCTTTAATAATCTTGTCGTTATCTCCAGAAGGTAACGAGTCTTTTGCTTCAAAGTCTGTGGTTTTAGTATAGTTGGACATCTGAGTTTCCTATTGCAGAAAAGAAGGGAAAAAGTAGAAGGGGGCCATAAAGACCCCCTGAGTTTTACGCTGCTTCTTACTCTGGAATAGCAAGAACGAAACCAGCTTCTGGACGGTACACTTCGATACCGTACAGGCAGTCCGCAGTGTACAGAGTCGAGAGGTACTCTTGCTTGTACTGAGTTTGCGAACGAACTGCTTGCTGCTCTGCCATGACAAGTGAGTCAGTGTGGAACAAAAGTGCAGCACGTACGTCACCACCTGCTGTGTTGTTAGCAGCAGTTTCGATAGTACGGCAGTTAGCTGATACGTACACGTCGACACCATAAAGGTTGCCAATAAGACCAGTCTGAGTAGCCTGACCAGATACGAAGTCAGAAGACACGTAACGGTCGATACCCATGATGGTGTTACGCACTGAAGGAGGAATAACGAAGTGTCGTCCGTCCATTGGTACGTTGTTGTCGTCCATCTTCTGAATCATTGCACGGAAAAACGCATCATTGAAAACGTCAGCAGCAACGACAGTGTCGTCCGTGTACTGAGTTACAGTAGTACCTGCGTCGTTAAAGAAACAACCAGAGTGCTCGTAGTCACCACCAGTAGCGGCTGGAGAAAACGTCTTAGTTCCGTCGCCGAAGCCAGTAGCTGCGGCGTGAAGGTCGTTGTCCATACGAGTAGCAAGAGCATAACCAGCATCTTCAGTATAGAACTGACGGAGGCTAGAAAGTGCTTGTACTTCTACGATGTCTTCGATCAGACGTGAATATTCAAAATGACGATCAACGTCAACAGTCAATTCACCTTCTGTGTTTGCAATGATAGTAACTGCAGTGTCAGCAGCCTTTGCATTCGCATCACCACGTACGGGCTTTGGAATGTGGAGCTTGTCGCCCTTTTTGCCGTTCATTGCAATACGCTTAACAAGTGGAGCCATTTTAAGGTTCTTTTGATAAGCAGCAATGATTTCGTCACTCCAAATTTCTGGAATAAACTTGTCAGCTTCAGTCTTTGCAGTAAAACCCGCTGCGCCGGGATAAGTTGCAGTAGCCATGTCAATCTCCTAGATTATTTGACTCGACCCTCCGCATAAGCTGCCATGATTTCGTCGGACAATGCTTGATAACGGTCAGGGTCATTTTTCATTAGTTTAATAATGTCGGCCCTACGATATACTTTTTTACGTGACTTCTCAGCACTGCCTCGTGCATTGCCTGTATTTGCCGCCTTAAGTGTTTGCTTACGTGCCTGTCTTTCGACTGCGGCAGTTTGCTGCGCTACTGTTTTTCGTTCTTTCCAGAGTGAAAAAAGTTCGTCAGCAGATTCAGCATCGTACTGTTGGTCAGCTTGTACAAACAACTGAGTCCTAATTTTAGAAGCTTTAATCCATTCTGCAAACTTAGGATCACTAAGGATTGTCTGCATGTCCGGGTGTTTAGCTTGAAGCGTTGCAAGTGACGACTGCTTTTTGTACTGCTCAGTGTACTGCTCTGCTTCTTTAATTTTAGGATGATTCTCAATAGCACGGTTTACTGCGCCTTGAGGGTCTGTAAAATAGTCTATATCGTCTTCAGGCTCAACGTATTGTTGAGGTGCTTGTGGTGGTGTCTGACTACCGATGTAGTCGTCTACAACCTTACGAAGTTCACCTACCTCAGAAGACTGACGACCCAAAAGCTTTTCAGCCTCTTGATGCATCTGTACAACTTCTTCCAAAGATTTATTTTGGTACTTTTCTGGTAGGCTAGATTGTTCTTCTACTTGAGGTTGCTCAACTTGTTCTTGTTGAATCTCTTCTACTTCGTTTTCAATATTGTCCACGTTGTCCTCTACAGGCTGTGGATCAAGCATTGTTGCTCGTGACATAATTAAACTCCGTGATTATAATCATTGTGGAGATGTTTATTTTCTACCTGCTTTTTCGTGCTCTTTAACCCACCTCATGTGCCGTCCGGGGAAATCCCCAGAGTGGCCCTCAAGGTGAAAAGACGGGGCAGATACCAGTTTTGTAGCATCAGCACCACAACCGCACCTACTGGTTGTAGTACCGGACTCTACCATTTCTTCAAAAACATGCCCGTTAGTACAACGGAAGTCATAGATTTTATACATCTACCGGGCCTTCTTCTTCTACTTCAGCTTGCTCTCTGGCAACTTCTATAGTACCCTGTAGATTAATTACAGTAGCTAAAGCAGCAACCTGACCCTTACGATAGAATAGTTCTTCGGAGTCTTTTATGGTTTGTACATCAGCTAATTGTTGTGCGTTTGCAGATAACTCTTGAATGAGTTGTTTGAAACCTTCGTGATTGAAGAGTTCGTTGTAGTTGTTAAAATAGGTTTCAAGCTCAGGAGCCATAGTTTCCTCTAATGTTGTTAACTATAGTTTTATTATAGCATACTTTTAAGCAGTTGTCAAGTCTTTTCTCATGGCTTCTTGTCGTTCACAAGCATGGCACTCACCGCAAACAACAAAACCACTAAGCAACTCAGTAGGGTGCCTACAAGACCAATACATCTCACGGAGATCCTCAGGCATACTTAAGTATATACCTTTGCTTCGTTCTACAGAATTGTACGTCATGTGTTCAAAAGGAGCTAACCAAATAGGCTTAGCACGTCGGGTAGTACATAAAGCATTAAGGACACCCTGAGCTTCTGCTCCTTCTTCTCTTCCTATGTTGTAGTCACCAGTGTAAACAACATTAAAAGACTTACCTAAACCTGAAGCTGCTCTCATGGCTTGAAACAAAGCCAGTGTCATGTCTTTACCGCCGGGGTACTTCATTTTCATAGAGTACACCGAAGAAGAAAACTCAAAGGGTCTTTGGTGTTTCTTCATGTAGTTTATTGTTTCTCTAACCGCCTCTGCTTCCGCTTTTACACGGCCTTCAGAGTTGTCAATGTGTATTGAATGTACATGTATTTCTTGTTCTGTATGCTCTAAAAGATTCCATAGTAATGATACACTGTCCATACCACCTGAGTACATTACTATAGCTGACTCGTTTTTGCTTCCTTTAAAGTAGTTTTTGTTTAAACATATATCTAAAGCTTGCTTTACTTTAGTTTCATAACTCACTTTTTTCTACGTCTCCCTGAGGCAGTAACTGCATGTTTAATTTTGGCTGGTCCTGTTTTACGACGTGCAGAAGAAGCTTTTTCAGCTTTAGTCATTTTAGCTGCAACGGCTTTAGGACGGCAAGAAGGATATGCACGTTTAGATTCACCTTTCTTTGCAGACTTACGCCCACAAGGTTTACCTGTCTTTACGTCTACCCATTCTTCCTTAAACCACTTTTTAAGGGCTGCGCCTTTCTTACTTTTTCTTACGGCCACTTTTGTTACCCCAGTTCTTAGCGCCAACTTTGCGGCATTTAGCTACAGCACCAGAGGCGTATGCAGAAGGCCAAACCTTGTATCTGGACTTGACCTTCTTTGCACAAGCGTCGTTAGCTTTTTTAGTTTTAGCTTTAGGCATTTTTAGTACCCCTTGGGTTTGCTCTTACCTTTTTTCTTCTTACGCTTACCTGTACAATGTGGCATAGCAGCCTCCTTACTTTTTGTGGACTTTTTGGACTTCAAAGTTAGCTGACTTAGACGCACCCTTGTGTGGCTTGTAGCCGTCTGAAGGGTCTTTCATCAGCTTGTAACCTTTACCGCTTTTCATCCAGTGATGACCTTTAGGTGCCGGGACTTTCATTTCTTAGGCATCCTAACTTCTTTACCGTCTTGATAATAACGCATACCGCCCCCGTCTCCACGTATGTCTACGCTACGGCTCATATCAGCTACAGGCAAACCTTTACTTTTTTTCAAGTCTACGTTAGCTGCAGTGTAATCATCACCACCTGATTTTGACATGCCTGCTGCAGTTGCTCCAGAACCAACCGCCGCTCCTTTAGTTTGTTGAGTTCGTCTGTCTGCTTTAGTTCTTTTTTTACCTACAGTAATACCATCGCTTTTAGATTTTCGACCGGGAGTTTTTTTATTTACTCCCTGCAATTTGTCTAAAGCATCATCTAATTGTCGTTCTGCCTTTTTAACTTGTGAAGCAACACGTTGAACGGCTTTGCGTCCTGTTTTAGCATCTTTAGCTGCTTTAGCTATTCTTGCTGCCATTGTTATCTCCTTACCATTTTTTACACGACCAGTATCGTGCCGTTAGTTTACTAGGTGGATTAGTGTCACACTTGTGACGTGCCCTAAACGACTTACGCCGTGCGGGTTGGTCTTTCTTAATAGTCATCTTGGCGTCACCAAAACGAATAGTCTTAGTCTTGTCACCTTCCTTGGCTACCACTACAAACTTTTTCGTTGGGTGGCTAGGCGTCCGCTTTGGCTTGTTGTACCCGCTTACGCCCGCCCGTGCTAGTTTTGGGTCCTTGGACTTTGGCATTACTGAGTTCCTCCACCTTGGTTTCCAAGTGGTCCACCTTGGTTTGTAGGTCCGCTAGGTGTTGGAATGTCCCTTGGAAGTGGTTGTGGACTTGGTTGATTAGGTGTTGGAGTTCCCGGTCGGTTAACATTGGTTTTGCCTTCTATTTCTTTATTTTTAAGTAAAGTTTCAGCGACTCTCATACGACGTTCAAACTCTTTGTCTTCTTGGTCACCTTCACGTAAGTTTCTAGTAACTGCGTTAATACGGTCGATCTCAAGCTCCATAGGCACTGCCTCAGCCTCTGCAGCCAACTTAGTAGCTCTAGCAGACGATTCTTGAGCTTGTGCTGCCAAAGCCGCTGTCTGGGACTGTTGGAATTGCATTTGCGCCTGTTGTGCTTGCATTTGCATTTGTTGTGCTTGAGGATTGGGCTGCATTGCTTGCTGCATAGCTGCTAACAGCTCTTCACGGTTCGACAAGTTCATGTTGTCAATAATGCTTTGAATTAGCGTATTGTACAGCGGAGAGTCTTTTTGCATAGTCTGTAGTAACTGCACAAGCTGAGTCACCTCGTACTCCCTAGCAATAATACCTAGAGTACTGCTTGCGTTAAACTTATAGTCCGCAACAGGATAGTTTTCAGGATCAAACTGCATGTAACGGTACGCAGCTTTCTTAACAAAAGGAATAAGGAAAGACTGCTGGAAGTTAATCAGTGTACGCTTATGACGTTTAATAATAGCGCCAAGAGACATACTAATGCCAGCGGCAGTACTCTCGCCATTAACTTGACCTGCAATTCCTGCTGAGTCCACTGCTCCTGTTGCTTGCTGTACCATTTGCTGCAATGCTCCGGCCTGAGCAAAAGTAATTTGACTGACTTGACCAAAGTTGAACGGTTGAAGTACTTCTTTAGGATTTCCACTGGTTAGTATCATCTTTCCGGGGCGTACTTCGGGTTTAGCGCCACGAGGCAGCCTAGTTGCGTCAATAGCCATCATAGGATGGATCGTAAGACTTAAAGCGTCAATTCTAGCACGTAGCTCTGTGTCCAAGGCTTTTTGAGAGTTGTAACCTTTTTCACACACGCCACGACCCCAGAAACGTCCGGGCACTACGTCCCAAGGAAACGCTACTACAGGACGATCTTGCATCATGTAAGGGTTAGCTTCGGCCTTAAGCAGTATACCTCCGTTAGCGATCACTACAACGGCTTCTACGTACTTTGATTCAGACTCTTCTTCTTCTACCAAATTTTCTTCATCGTTGCTTAGAGCGGAATTGAGAAGCTCTCGTGGCACCAAACCGTAGTATTTTGTGAGACGTACTTTGTCGTCATTGTAGATTGTAATGTCTTGGTCAGGTTCCAAGTCAGTATCAGGAGCAGCAGAACCAACGTAAACATTACGGTACACGCCTTGTTCTTGTAGTAGCTCTACTTGGTGCATACTAACAAACTCGTCTACAGCAACACCCATAGCGTCGTCTACAGATGTGGCCACAGGGTCAATTAAGAAGTTCTGAGGTAGTACAGGCTTAAGCTTCACTTTAACACGCTCAGTAATGTTTACTCCTACTGCTTGCAGGTCTCCGCCCATAATAGGTTGAGTAGCAGGAGCCATTTCCTTCATTTCTTCAATAATAATTTCTCCGACGCCTGTACCAAAGACTGCTGAGTTAATAAGACACTCTGCAACAGCCTTACGTACCATACAGTCTTCAAAGTCTTCAGTAAGCTTATTACGAAGGAACTGTACGTCTTGCTTATTGGTGTCGCCAAGGTTGTCACTTACGTCAAACCACTTACCACGCCCAAACGTAGCTTCTTCTAGTTCTGCTACATTAGACTCTACAGCCTGCTGAAGTGCAGGAGAAATAATACGGGAACGCTCAGACCGACGCTCACTGTCAGCAGGATCCCACTGACCACGCCAGAGTCGATAATATTCTTCAAATTTTTCTTCGTAATTTGACTCGTAATAGTCACGCCAATCCTCACATTTGGTAATGACCCAGTCCTCAATTGTCTCTTCAACCAGCAAAGGGTCTTGTTCGTATAGTTCATCCATATTAGTATCCTGCTACCACGTCTAAAATTTCGTGGTCCTCAATTTCGTAGTCGTAGTCGTACGCTACATTTGCCAGTTGGTCAATATACGCCAAAGCGTCTATCAAGTCGTCATGCGTCAAAGGATCAGGAAACTGAAAAAGTTGATCTAAAAATCTACTGTTCCATTCACCTTTGTTTAATGTAATGTAGCCGTTTTCGAAACGACCTTGTAGTGCCCACATTACTCTGTCGGTCTTCTTTTTATTACCGTGGGTAAGCTCTTCTACTCTGAAGAACATACCGTGTCGCTTTTGCATATCTACTAAAGGAGACATTACGGCTTGTTTAGCAATACCTCTTTCGATTCCGACCGACACGGGACGGTAATCTCTAACGGCCTGAAATATCTTAGCTGCTGTTTCGTCAAGACTCCATCTACCGTATATGATATTGTCAACATACCAACCATGCTCATTGACCTTAACCACTGCGATGGCTGTGTCGTCAAGCTTGGAGTTTTTAGTTTTCTTTTTGTTGACTTCTTCAAAGCCTGCCAAGTCAACGGCAATGTAGTAATCTCCTATTTCAGGTTCGTCTTCGCTAAAAGAGACCCAGTCCTCTTTAAACATTTCTGACCCACGAGCTTCAAACGACGCCATAAATTCTTGACGGAACGCATAGCTCGACATGCTTCTTTTCGCAATATCAATTTCTGACGGGTCCAATAAAGGATTATCGTAAGATGTAAAATGCCAAGCCTTGTACGTAGGGTCATCATCTAGCTCCGCATATTTGTATAGTTCGTAAAAGTGGTTCCTTCCCATTGGTGTGCCTATGAACATTGCACAACCCTTTTGGTCCGCCAAGGCAGGTCTCAAGATCTGCTCAAACACCTCTGGTTTCATGTCAGCGTATTCGTCCATGACTAGAAACTTAAGGCTGACACCTCGCATTGTCTCTGGTCTGTCGGCACCTTTGAGGCTAATGGTAGCACCGTTGACAAGCTTAATTTGCAAATTATTAATATGGCTGCCAGAGATAACAGGGTGCCCCAGCTCAAGCAGGGTTTGCCACATGATGTCTCTGGCTTGTCCTTGAGTAGGTGCGACGTAAAATACATGGCCTCTGTCTGCCTGAAGTGCGTTTACTATTAACAACCACGCTGCTAACCTAGACTTGCCTGTACGACGCCCAGCAGCTACTATTTTAAATCTTGTGTCGTCTGCCCAAACATCTTGCTGCCAAGGCAGTAGTTCAATATTAAGATCCATTAAAGTTATTAAACACCGTTGGTGCTGGTAACAAGTCAAAGGTAACAACTACCTCTACGTTACCTGCACTACCACTAGAAGCCTTAATAATGTCTCCGGGCTGTAGAACAAACACGGCATTACCGTCAATTAGCAGGTTTTCCTTTGAGGATATGTTAGTACCGTTGTAGATATACACGTCTGGAGTGGGGCTAGGTTTGTCCACAAACAACGTAATGTCATTGGTTGAGTTATGTAGATTAGCTATGAACGCCATATTCCAGTGAGCAACGTAACCAGCAGGGATTTCTACAATTGTCTGCGTACTAGTATCTGTTAGGTTCTTGTTCTTTGTATATAACATTAGTATGTCCACATAACAGGTGTTGTGCCACGGGTGTCAACATGAATAAAGTCAGAAGCAACACCGATACCTGTAAATCCTAACTTAAGAGCACTATTGACAAGCTTAAGGCGATCAGCAGCGTTTGTTATTTTTATGTCCGCTGCGATCCCTTGGGCATGAGTTCCGGGAACATCTTTTCTTGACTCTATTGGATGTAGTGTCGGGTGTCTATATCCACTAGTAATCACAAAAGGAAATCCACAGTATGCCCTTAACTCGTCTAACTTCTCTAGAAACTCCTGTTCCATGTTGTTGGTTCCGGAGACCTGACAATCGAATTCTTCTCTAGTAAAATGCTTAAGAGTCATCTTCTACTACTTCTCCTTCGATTATCTCTGGTGTTAGTACCTCTGCAGTGCCTACGCCACTTATGTTGATCTGTATAGCGTTACGACCAGCATCTTTTACTACGTCCTTCTCAAAGGCACCCACTGGTAATATACGGTCCATCACAAGTTTCCAAGCAGCAGCCTGATTCTTATGGTCATGGTCTAAAGCAGCATCAAAAATAGTCTCTAGGACCTTACGTGACTTTGGACTAGCCAGCATACGAGCCTTGTACTCGTTAATTATCGCTGCGTCACCCTTTGGTCGGCCTACTACACCCTTGTTACCGGGCTTTACAGCAGCGACTTCGGACTTCCGGGGTCTGCCACGACCTCTTTTTTTAACTTCTGTGGTCATGAAAAAAATTATCCCTTAATATGACTATAGTATAACATAAGTCTTCACAAAAGTCAAGCTATTTTAGAGGTAATTCCAGGGACTATTGAAACTTGAGTAAAAACAACAGGTTATACTGCTTTTATTTTTACTTAATTTTTCTAATTTTAGCTTATTTTGTGCCTGAGTGGCTACAGTAAAAATAATTGCCAACATAAGCCCTCCCCCGGCCCAAGTTATCCACAGGTTTTCCACAAATCAAAAGTTATCCACAGGTTATACACAGGTTGTGGACATCTTGGGGATAACCTGTGTTTATCCTGTGGATAACTCTAGGGTTGTGGATAAAGTTATGCACAGGTTATCCACAGGTTGTGCACAGGGTCAACCTAAGTTATCCACAGGTTTATCCACATGGCCCTGAGACGCCCTGAGAAGCCGCTCACGGGGTTTTAACCTTGGGGTATACCATAAGACCAACTAAAGTTTATTCGAGTTTTTACACTTTGGGGGTTGACAAGTGTGAGGACTTATGTTGAACCCTCAGGGCCTTTCATAACGTGTGCACGTGCGAGTAACATAAGACCAACAAAAGGACAAGAAAAAATAATGTGAAATATTTACGCTTCACATCTGGGTCGTCCTGTGGTTTCATACACACATGGCGAGACGGGGACCGAAGCCACCCCGAAAGGTAAACATCATGGAAAACATCACACGTTCAAAAATCCTAGGTCGATCAGTAATCCTTCGCAAGCGTAAGATCCTGAGCAAGCCCTTCAGCTACTCACAGGGCGAGTGCTACCACAATTTGACCGGTGGGCTTTGGTCGCTCTACATTGAGCACAAGAAGGGACGACCAGTGAACGTATCCATCGACGACCGTTAACAGCCGGTCAACCCTTGGGCCTCGCTTATGCGGGGCTTTCGTGGTATCAGACAACCAAAAGGAATAGACCATGACAACAATCGCAAAGCATGTAGACAACTACGCAAAATATGTGGCACTCGCTGGCGAGGCATTAGACGACCTAAAGACGGACAATAGCCAAGTAAACTGGCGCAGTTATGACAGACAATATGACCGCCTTCATGCATCCGCACAGGTGCTGATAAACTTAGGGATTGACGTTGACAAGTACTTGGGCTTTCCCGATCCTCACACGCTGTAAACAGTAGACTCAAGTAAGCCCATGGTTTAGACTGTGGGCTTTGTTGATTCTATTGGAGACTAAATCATGATTAAACTTTCGAAGGCCTCAAAAATGCCGGGTCGCTCTTGGTCACTACAGGCGCTGGACACTTGTCCCGGTTCAAAGAAACGTGACGGGTCATTAGTGGACGCTTGTTCGGGATGCTATGCCACACAAGGAAACTACCGATTCAAGAACGTCAAAGCCCCTAGAGAGCACAATCGGGAAGATTGGAAGCGAGACCAGTGGGTCGACGACATGGTCTCAGAATTGGATAACGACCGCTATTTCCGATGGTTCGACAGTGGTGACGTTTACGACGTTAGGTTGGCCCGTAAGATCTTGGAAGTGATGAAGCGAACGCCATGGTGCAATCATTGGCTACCGACACGCATGCATAAGTTTTCAAAGTTTGGTTCAGTGTTGGCAGAAATGTCAGCATTGCCGAACGTAGTAGTTCGCCTATCGTCTGACAGCATAACCGGAGACACCGTAGAAGGCCCTCAAACGTCCACCATAGCGACGTTGGACAATGTGCCAGGGGATGCCCTAGTTTGTGAAGCTTATTCACGAGAGGGCAAATGCGGACCTTGTAGGGCATGCTGGTCAAAGGATGTCGCACTTGTGTGTTACATTGGGCACGGTAAGAGCATGGAAAAGAAGCAACGGGATATAATAGCGAGGGTGGCGTGATGATAGAACAATGGCAACCATGGTTCGACGTGCTGTTATTACTTGGGGTTTGTGGTATACTAACGCCCTTGTTTATTTACATTGATAAAAAGGAGCGGGACAAATGACAACATTCTACATGTGCCAGATCACCGGCAAGTATTTCGAGGACACCTTGATTGCTAAGACAGCGGTAAGGGTGTCAGATTACCCTAGCGAACCATCATGGGGCATATACAAGACGTACGACGGTGCCGCTATACTTTGTGATTGTGACGTGGACCACGCAAAAGGAGAGTTAAACGATGATAGTTGAAATGCTAGACGATAGGACATCTATTGAGGCCTTAGGACTGCTCCCGCACTTCTTTGAACGATCACTGTACATTGAAGGGCAATCCATACAGTCAGTCGCTGACAAGATGGACGACTTATACCACTATGGCGGCTTTGTTTATCATTTAGACGGCACCATTGACGAAAAGGGTGTCTATACTTCGGCCCATGATGACGAGGACATATTGGACCCCATAGCACGGGTGGACAAGCTTGGGTTTACCCTTTGGGTTTATCCTTATGCAATCGTGGGGCTTACCGATAACAAAGGTAATCAAAAGGTAGCGAGGTTTGACTGATGGAGACAAGCGTATTGTTTTTACTTTGGTTTTGCTGTATACTTGGAGCAGTTTGGATTGTAATTAAAGGGGATAACGATGCCTAGGGAATCTTGGGAGATTGCACACGATAACTATTATGATGACCTTGAGGCCGATCATTACGACGGTCTTGACGATTCCGAAGCTTGGAAGGAAGAGGAGCAGAAAGTGATAGATGAATTGGTACAACGAATGCAAAGGGCTTATGGTGGGGTACATTGATATACTGTGCTGGACTGTCGTTTGTGTCGTGGGTATCAAGCTTATGTTTGCTATGGTGGATATACTTTTAAATAGGAGAAAAAAGAAATGACCATTGACGAGTACGCTACTGATAGCGGCGCTTTAGATGACAACTCAGGTCCAACAAAGGACCCCATGGACCAAGCTATGGTCGAACACATAGTAGAATTTGAAACAGAAATGTTTCGTATGGACTGCTTACGCAAATACTCTAGGCTCAACACTAGACACCTAGAGAAACTAATGATTGAGATACATGGGGAGTACTGGCGAGATGCGTTGTAAAGCTTGTAATGTAATTTTGGACGATACTGAACTAACCAAAAAGGATGCAAATGGTGACTTTATTGATATGTGTAATTATTGTGTTCATGCTTCTGGGTCTGTCGAGGTAGATAGTGATACTTTTGTGACAAATTACCCTAATGAGGTATTTACAAATGACGACGATTATGATACCCTCTTCTAAGGTATATACCTAAGAAGTAAACTAAAGAAGTAAACAGTAGTAGTTAAACCTAAGGAGCAACTTAAGTTATGCTGATAGACGAAAAGAGTATCTACGTGGTCGATGGTGGTGACTACTCCATCTACTGCTTAGGCTACACTCAGGCCCGCACAGTGACCAATGACATCATGAAGGCCGACCCTTGGGGTGGTATACCCTTTGTGCTACGTAAGGACCTAGAGATTTCTTTGGACGACCGGGGTAATGTGGTGATGTCTAAGTCCACGCTGGACAAGATCTTGGACCTTGCTAGTGATGACCTACCGGAGGGTGACGAATGAAACAACCAGAGAACGGCCACACGAAGCACTTTGGCAACGACGGACCCATAGGTAACGACGCTGAAATCATTGTGTACTATGAAGAACGTGGGCCAGCAGAGCCAGTCCTGCGCATACCCTTTTGGTACTGTAAGGACGAACTAGGGATGTACGAGAATTTTGAGGAGTCAGTACGTAGGACAGCCAAGGCGCTCGCAGAGTCCTACACGTACTGGCCCGACGGGTACGTCCATGTGCAGACAATCATTAATCAGGAGTACGTAAACATAATATGATGACGGAACAGCAGTTAGAGCAGTGGATACGGGACAACCCGTGGAAAGCCAATGTGATCTGTCCTGCTGGGGGTATAGGGTTTATGATGTTCATTATGTACACTTGTGTGCAGATCATAGATTCTTTTTTGACAGGTAAATTCATTTAGTGTATACTATTAGTATGATATGCAATAATGCAATCATGAAACGATGACGGAGATTATTCCATGACAGCAACAACAATCGAAGGCGTAGTTAACTTCAGCAACCTAACCCAACATGACGTATTCAATGGGCAGGACACTGGTCAGTACTCATTGACCATTACGATGACTGAAGATGACGCCTCAGCGTTGTCCGCAATGGGGGTCAAGATCAAAGACTACCAAGGCGCTAAACAACGTAAGTTTAAATCTAAGTACGACGTAAAAAGCTTTGACGAAGACGGTAACCCTTATGGTGGTGAGATCCCTTACAACTCTAAGGTACGTCTCAAGTACAAGCTTGGGCCAGCACATCCAGTACACGGTGTGTCAACCTATCTCGAAGCAGTGAAAGTCCTTGAGGAAGCTGAGATGGCTGTGGGCGATGCCGCAGACTTCTAAGTTTGTACGTCACGAGAGTTGTCCGGAGTGTGGTTCTTCGGACGCTCTCGCTATCTACGACAACGGAGGCCAACACTGCTTTGGCTCCGGTTGTGACTACCATGTATTTGGAGACGGTGAAACACCAATGACGACTCAAGAACTACCAAAGGCTAAACCCCTGAACATGGGTGGTGTAGTAGCGGCAATACCTCAGCGTAGACTCTCGCAGGAAACCTGTAGCCGCTTTGGTGTTACCGTTGAGTACTCCAGCACAGGGGAGATTCAAAAGCATTACTACCCTTACTACAACGGCGAGTCAGGGGAAGTGTGTGCAGCTAAGGTGCGTGACGTAAAAACCAAAGGATTCCACGCAACCGGAGACATGTCCGGTGCTGGTTTCTTTGGACAGCAGCAGTGTAGCGGTAATAAGTACATCACAATCACCGAAGGAGAACTCGACGCACTCAGTGTGTACGAGATGTTCAACAAACAGTACGACGTGGTTTCCCTACGGTCAGGTGCTAGTAATGCCGCCAAGGAAATCAAAGAACAGCTAGAGTGGCTTGAGTCGTACGAAAACATTGTTATTTGTTTCGACAATGACAAAGCAGGAGATTCGGCTCTGGAGCAAGTTAAGGACCTCTTTAGTCCTAACAAGCTAAGGATCTGTAAACTTCCTGTGAAGGACGCCAGTGACATGCTCATGGCTAACAGGGTTAAGGACTTTACGCAAGCATGGTGGAATGCGAAAGTTTACCGACCCGACGGCATTGTAGCAGGTACTGAAACATGGGACACTCTGGTAGAGAAAAGACAGGTGAAGTCCATCCCGTATCCTTGGGAAGGTCTAAACCACATCACAAGGGGACATAGACCTTATGAGTTGGTCACGATCACAAGCGGCAGTGGTATGGGAAAGTCCCAATTTATCAGAGAAATTGAGTACGATCTACTACGCCGATGCGAAGGCAATATTGGAGTCTTGGCGCTTGAGGAAGATCTGGCCCGAACAAGCCTTGGTATCATGTCGGTGGCGGCAAACAGGCCCCTACACTTGGAAGAGGACACGCCTGTGGACCAACTTCGACCTTTTTGGGAGGCCACACTGGGCACAGGACGTTACTACTTATTCGACCATTGGGGGTCTACTTCAGCAGATAACTTGCTCGCCCGTGTTCGCTACATGGCAAAAGCGCTTGACTGCAGGTACGTCGTACTGGACCACCTGTCCATCGTCGTGTCTTCCCAAGAGTCCGGAGACGAGCGTAAGGCCATTGACGAGATCATGACCAAGTTACGTACGCTTGTGGCAGAGACAGGCATTGGTCTGTTCCTCGTGTCACACCTTCGTCGATCCCAAGGTAAGGCACACGAGGACGGTGCTCAGATATCCTTGGGTGAACTACGGGGTAGTCAGGCGATTGCACAACTGTCCGACATAGTAATAGGTATGGAGCGTGACCAGCAGAACGCTAACGAAGACATCAGGAACACGACTACTGTTCGAGTCCTAAAGAATCGTTACACTGGTGAAACCGGACCAGCGTGTTACTTACAGTACGACAGAAGTACCGGAAGAATGACAGAAGTAGCTAATCCTGAAGTAGGAGCAGACTTTTGATCTACCTTGACCTTGAGGCCAACGGTTTAACTCCCGACACCATTTGGTGTGTTGTAACACGGGAGAACGGTGTTTCACAGGTACATACCAACCGTAGTACCCTCTGTGAGGCTCTGGCTGGCTCTGTGAGCGTTTGTGGACACAACCTGATAGGTTATGACCTCCCAGTGCTAAAGCGTCTCTGGGGGCTTTCTGTGGCTCCTGAGAGGGTAGTGGACACACTGGTGTTGTCACGTTTGTTTGACCCAAGCAGACAGGGTGGACACTCGTTGAGGGCTTGGGGTGAAACCTTGGGCTTCCCAAAGGGTGACCATGACGACTGGTCGTGTTTGTCTCCCGCTATGATTGACTACTGCATACAGGACGTAGCAGTCACAGAGTCAGTACATCAGCAGCTTGTCAAGGACATGCAAGATTTTGACCCTAAGTGTATCGAATTGGAACACAAGGTTCAGTTTGCAGTCCAACAACAAGAGCGCAATGGTTGGGTCTTAGATCAGCAATTGGCTAATGAGTTATGTGCAACATTCAAGGAAGGCATGAATGCAATTGAAGCCGAACTACAAGAGATGTTCCCGCCCATTGTCGAAGAAAGGATTTCTGAAAAGACAGGGAAACGACTTAAGGACAAAGTTACAGTTTTCAATGTTGGGTCCAGACAACAAGTGGCAGAACGACTTGCAACTAAGGGTGCGAAGTGGAACGAGAAGACGCCAAGCGGAAAGCCCGTTGTCGATGAAAAGACGCTTAAGGAGAACAACCACGTCCCTGAGGCAGGAAAAGTTTTGGAGTACCTTACTCTTCAAAAGCGATATGCGCAAGTACATTCTTGGTTAGAAGCCGTTAAGGAGGACGGTAGAGTACACGGTCGTGTCATTAGTAACGGAGCAGTAACAGGTCGAATGACACATCAGAGTCCCAACATGGCCCAAGTCCCAGCAAGCCACAGTCCTTATGGACATGAGTGTCGCTCCTGCTGGACTGTACCTGAAGGGAAGAAGCTAGTAGGTTTCGACGCTAGTGGCCTTGAGCTACGAATGTTGGCGCACTACATGGACGACAAGGAGTTTACCAATGTCCTCCTCACCGAAGACATTCATACACGAAACCAAATGGCTGCAGGGCTTGAAACAAGACCTCAAGCAAAGACTTTCATATACGCTTTCCTCTACGGGGCTGGAGATGCCAAAATTGGAAGTGTCGTTGGAGGAAGCGCAAGAGATGGCGCAGATCTTAAACAGCGATTTCTCCGAAATACACCTGCTCTTGAAAGTCTACGAGAACGGGTTACTAGAGCATCTCAGCGAGGCTATCTCAGAGGACTTGATGGTAGAAGGCTTAGAGTTAGATCTGAACATGCTGCATTGAATACTCTGCTCCAAGCAGCAGGTGCAATCGTAATGAAAAAAGCACTGGTGATCTTGGACGACTACGCACAGCAGTGGAACATTGACTATAAATTCATAGGTAACATTCATGACGAAGTACAATCGGAGGTGGCTGCAGACCAAGCAGAGAAGTTTGGCTGGCTCGCAGTGGAGTGCCTCAAGGCGGCAGGCGTGGAGTATAACCTTAGATGCCCCCTTGACGGAGAATACAAAGTCGGTACAACATGGGCGGAGACACATTAATGGAAATGAGTAAGAGCAGAAAAGGAGACTTTGCGGAGTTCTATGCAGTTACTTGGCTTTGGGACAACGGGTACGAAGTGTTTCTAAACGCAGGCTGCTCAGGGCCTATTGACATGATTGCTACAAAAGATGGAGAAACAGTTCTAATTGACGTAAAGACTTCTCAGTACGATCCTAGAAACGATCTCTGGACCGTACGTTCATATAGAAGTGACCAGCAAAAAAAGTTAGGTGTTGTTTACTTGCTTTTTGACGCAGAAACACGTAAACTTAGATGGGTTAACCATAGAGATGCAGAAGACAAGCAATTAGGACTGGAATTAGTATGAAGAATGTATACACATTAGTAGACGACATCTACAAACTTGTTAAGACCAAGAGAGTAGACAAAGACGTTGACATCGAAGAGTGCATAGACCTATTCGGTGAAAACGTGAAGGACCTTATGCGTAAGGAGTTTGGACAGAGACGTGCTTGGGACGGTCGTAAGTTACGTATGTCCAACATAGGCAAGGGAGACCGCTTCTTATGGAATCACTACAACAATGTTCAGAAGTCAGAGGAGATGCAAGGACATACGCTTGTTAAGTTCCTTTACGGTCATCTGATTGAAGAACTATTACTATTCCTAACGAGGGCATCAGGACATGAGGTTACCGCCGAACAGAAGCAGTGTGAAATCAAGGGCATTACGGGTTCTATGGACTGCAAAATTGACGGTGTTGTCACAGACGTTAAGAGTGTTTCGAGCTACGGGTTTAAGAAATTCAAAGACGGTACTCTGGCTTACGATGATCCATTTGGATACGTCGCTCAAATTAAAGGATATGCAGAGGCAGAAGGTCAGACAACTTTTGGCTGGCTTGCGATGGACAAGCAAAACGGACACCTAACGTACCTCATGTACGATCAGGAGGACACTCAAGCCCCTGTGTACGAGAAGATAGGGTTTGACATCACAGACCGCATTGAGCACGTACAGTTAATGGTGGAGAAGCAAGAGCCGCCAAAGCAGTGCTACGAGCCAAAGCCAGACGGCAAGAGTGGTAACATGAAGTTGGACATCGGTTGCTCGTACTGTGCGTACAAGAAAGCCTGTTGGCCCGGCCTACGTGCCTTCTCTTATTCAACAGGTCCAAGGTTTTTAACGGAGGTGGTCAATGAGCCGAAGGTCCAAGAAATCAGCATTTAGAAGCACGTTTGAAGAAGATGTCAGCAAGATACTGAAGGATTTTGATTATGAACCATTCACGGTCCCTTACGTTATTAGTCGGTCTTACCGTCCTGATTTCGTACATAATGCTTCCGGTACTCTTGTTGAATGCAAAGGATATTTTCGGGACGGAGACACGAAGAAGTACACCAGTGTTAGAGACAGTCTCCCCGAAGGACAAGAGCTAGTGTTTGTTCTGATGTCGCCCAACAAAAAGATACGAAAAGGTGCCAAAATGACAATGGCACAATGGTGTGACAAAGAAGGAATACTATGGTATAATATAGAGACATTACAGGAGTTGATTAACTATGTCACTAACACTAGAGGAAGTTAAGGAACGCCTCTTGAAAACCTTAGACCCGGACGACCTGCTGGAGGCCCTACAGATAACCTCAGAAGAGATGCTGGACAGGTTTGAGGACAAGCTAATCAACAGACTAGATGTGTTTGAACAAGAGCTAGAGGAGGAAGAAAATGAGTATTGACGATGCGACTCCTGCAGAGTGGGACGGGATTTCTATACTGAAGAAGACGAAGAAGGTAGACCCTGTAGACCAACCTGACCACTACAACAAAGGATCAATCGAAGCTATCGAAGCAATCAAAGCGTCCATGCCTGAACATGAGTTCAATGGTTATCTCAAGGGTAACGCACTGAAGTACCTCTGGCGCTATGACTACAAAGGTAAACCAGTGGAGGACTTACGTAAATGCCGCTGGTACATCGAACGACTAATCAAGGAACTAAATTAATGGACGCATATCAACAGTACATACACAAGTCACGCTACGCTCGTTACCTACCAGAGGAACAGCGACGGGAGACTTGGGAAGAAACAATTGACCGCTACCTAAACTTCTGGATTGAGAAGGGTAAGCTAACACTAGAGCAGGCTAACGGTATCTTTGCAGACATTCATGACATGGGTGTTATGCCTTCCATGCGAGCACTTATGACTGCTGGAGAAGCACTAGACCGTGACAATGTAGCTGGGTTTAACTGCTCCTACATGCCTATCGACCACCCTAAAGCATTTGATGAGATGATGTACGTTCTCATGTGCGGCACTGGAGTGGGCTTTAGTGTAGAGCGTCAGTACGTAACAAAATTACCAGAAGTAGCAGAGGAATTCCATGATACCGATACAGTTATACATGTCGCCGACAGCAAAATTGGATGGGCTAAAGCTTACCGGGAACTTGTTAGCTTGTTGTATTCAGGCCAACTTCCGAAATGGGACGTGTCTGGAGTACGACTTGCAGGGGCAACCCTTAAGACCTTCGGAGGTAGAGCATCTGGTCCAGAACCTCTTGTCGATTTGTTCAACTTCACAGTCAGCGTCTTTCGGGAAGCTGCTGGACGTAAACTTAGCTCCATTGAGTGCCACGATATCTGCTGTAAGATTGCACAGATCGTCGTTGTCGGAGGTGTACGCAGGTCCGCTCTCATCAGTCTGTCTAACCTCACTGACGATAGACTCCGACGATGCAAGTCAGGCCAGTGGTGGCAGGATAACCCTCAGCGAGGACTAGCGAACAACAGCGCATGTTATACAGAGAAGCCAGACTTTGAGGCGTTTTTAAATGAGTGGAAAAGTTTATACGAGTCCCGCTCCGGAGAACGAGGAATGTTCTCTAGAGTCGCAAGTCAAAAGCAAGCTGCAAAGAACGAGCGACGAGATGCTACCTATGATTTTGGAACTAATCCATGCTCAGAGATCATCCTCAGGCCCTACCAGTTCTGCAATCTATCGGAAGTTGTTGTCAGGGCAGGAGATACGCTGTCGGACCTCAAACGAAAAGTACGTGTTGCAGCTATCCTTGGGTCTCTTCAGGCTACGCTAACCGACTTCCGCTACCTACGTAAGGTGTGGCAGAAGAATACAGAAGAAGAAGCACTGCTGGGTGTATCACTAACAGGCATCATGGACCATGCCGTGTTGTCAGGGAGGGAAGATCGTGAGAAACTTAAAGATTGGCTCGTGGCTCTCAAAGAGGAGGCGATTAGTACTAATAAGGAATGGGCTACTAAGCTTGGTATTAATATTAGCACTGCCATCACTGCTGTTAAACCTTCCGGTACTGTTAGTCAGCTGGTTGATTCTGCTTCTGGCATCCACCCTAGATACTCAGATCAATACATTAGACGAGTTAGAGCAGATGCAAGAGACCCGCTCTGCCAAGTCCTAGAAGCCGCTGGAGTGCCCGTAGAGGACGACGTAATGTCACCCACTACCAAGGTATTCTCCTTCCCCATAAAGTCGCCTGAGGGGGCTGTAGTGGCCTCTGAGATGGGTGCTATGGAGCAACTTGAGCTTTGGGAGATCTATCAGGACTTCTGGTGTGAACATAAGCCGTCAATGACGTGTTACTACCGTGACGATGAGTTCCTTGAGGTGGGTCAGTGGTTGTACAACAAGTTCGACAAGATCAGTGGCGTAAGCTTCCTGCCTTACTCAGAGCATACGTACCAACAGGCTCCTTATGAACCTATTGATCTAGAGACGTTTGAGAAGTTGAAGGAGGAGTTTCCTGAGACCATCGACTGGAACATCTCTGAGAACTCTGACATGACTGAAGGGTCGCAACAGTTGGCTTGTACAGGTAATAACTGCGAGTTGTAAACAAAAGGGGGCCTTAGTGCCCCCGTTCTTTCAAGGTGTGTTTATGAACATTAAACGTGATATTGAGATACGCATAAGAGTACTTGAGAACAAACTACATAAGTCTATCCCCGCAGCCCGAAATAACGAGATACGGGGAGAGATCATGGGCCTGAAGTGGGTGCTAGAGCGTCTCTAGTGCCTACATCACCATGTTACGCATAGGTGCAGACACTTGTTCTGCTTGTAGGTCTCTAACTACTTCGTTCTGCCTACGTACGTAATTACGTACTTCTGCTTGGTCTTCTTCAGGTAAGGATCTCATGATGTCCGCTACTACGTTACCTGCAGCCACTAACATTGCGTCATTGTTCTTAAACTCTTTGTTTTGAAAAGCAATGAGTCTATTTACATTGGCTGGGTTGTAAGCAGCCTTGGCTAAGAAGACAGGAAGAGTCAAAATAGCAGCACCTCCGATAACACCAGTTGCTGCTGAACCACCTACCGTACCTCCAGCAGTTGTCAAGAGACTACCACCCAAGCCTAGTACGGCACCACCAGCACTATATTCTTTGGTCCTCAACATAAGCTCACCAATATTACTGCTAGGGAACTGTGACGCTTCAGACATTAGGTTAAACAACTGACGTACTTTGGGTGCTTTGTCTCCAAAGAGAATCTTAAGTTTTTCAGCGTCCTTACCTCTTTCAAAGCGAGAAGCCAGCTTCTGAAACTTTTGTATATCAAAGTCACCGGAACCCATAGTAGGCATAAGCTGTTTCAAATAACCTTCTTGAAGCTTTGCCATCGCCTCGTCCAAAGACGCTGGAGGAGTTCCTCCTGCTTTTCTGATTGCGGCATGAGAGGTACGTAAAGACTTAATCATTGAGTTTAGGTTGTCCAAGCTTCCTGAAGAAGCTGCAAGCTGTCCCAAGGCAGCGTACTGTCCTGCTTTAGCGCCTTCTACCAGACCTTTTATGTTGCTAGGGAGGATCCCTTCAATCGTCTGTCCATAAGATTTTTTGACTGCTGCGTACTCAGCCGCTGCTGCAGGATCTAAACGCTTGATTTCACGTTGAACTGCCATACGTATCATTTCTGACATTTCAGCTAGTTCTCTAGCAGCATCATTATTGTAGGAGTTAGAGTTAAGATCACTAAACTTTCTCATGTCTTTCATTAGCTTCTTCTCATAGTCAATGAGATTAGAAGCAGACATGTTTTTCATTCTGCTTAGGTCTTCAATAACACTACTAGCAAAACCTAGTGTGTCTTTGTCAAGCATTGTAAAGCCCTTCTTCTGGCCGCCTCTCTGACCTGCCTTGATAAACCTTTCAACTTGACGCTTGAACTGACCTGTGTTTACTCTTGCTTTTCCTACTCTAGATATTACGTCGTTCATTCCCTGTTCGTAGATGTTAAAAGCAGCGTTACGACCTTGGTCAATCACACTGAACATCTCTTGTCCTAAGACTGAAGGCTGAATACCTTCTCTTCCTACGTTGGCAAGCAGCGCATCAAACTCCTCTTGAACAACTTCGTTAACCCTGTCGTAGTTTCTTCGACCAACACTTTGAGAAAGGATACCCGTGTCTGCAATCCTTTGCGTAAGCTCTCTTTGTCGAGTAGCTTGGTAAGGAGTCAATGTAGCTCCTTGCTCTGAAAGAATTCTCTGGGAGGCACGTATTGACTCTTCGCTACCAGCAACAGCTTCACCAACAGGGGACTGAGCCAAGAACTCTCTTGCAGTCTCATCAGGAGAAATACCTAATGGTAAGTTCTTTTTTATAAGACCTCCTAATAAAACAGCCCCCTTACCTCCAACAAAAAGACCAGTATCTATACCAGCACTTATTAAAGCTTCTTTTGTTGCATTACCGTAGTCTACTTCTTTACCCTGAAGTACGTCTTCAGTAACTTCACCACCAAAAGTACCTGCAGCTCCTCCAACAACACTACCAAAAAGCGCACCCCAAGGTCCTGCAGCGGAACCTACTTTAGCGCCTCCCATTGCTCCTGCAAGACCAGCAGGAATGTCTAGGTTTTCTAGGCTAAAGTCTCTTAGTTTTTCACCTGCAGTTTTACCTCCGGGAGTTTGGTCCATGCTAGTAATGATGCCAGCACTCATTGCCTTGTCCAAAATAACTTCTTTAGGTGTACCTACGGGGACATTTTTAAGGACGTTGCCATTGGCAAACTTAACGTCCATCAGTTCTTGTTCTGCCATGTCTATTCCTTATTATATGTCGCCAAAGTCAACTACTACGTTGCCTGTTGGCTGTGCATTAGGTCCTGTGTCCGCTGAGTAAAGAGCGTTTACATAGTTTACGTAGCCGTCTAAGTCCGCCCCTTCAGTAAACATGTACCCAATCGCCGCTCTTTCTCTCCCTAGTCTCTCTTTTAGTCGTTCAAGTATTGCTTTGTTAACTCCTTCAGCGTTAGCTAAATCAGGAATCAGCTGCTCTAGGTACTGTCTTTCGCCTTCTGTTGGGTTAGCTCCAAATGATTTAATGCGTCCTACCAAAAGCTCTTTAGCAATTATTCTGAGTTTCCCGGGATCTGTTTCTTCAGTTCCAAGAACTCTTTCAATGTTGTTCATGAGAGGAACTAAACTACCACCTTGGTCTATTACTTCAACAATTTCTAACAGGTCGTTTACATCTGCCAAAGTACTTTCTACCTCAGGAAGGCGTTTGGCGGCAGCACTCCTTAAGTCAGAGAAGTTGTCGCTCTCCTTGATAGTTTCTGCCTTAGTAATGTCTAATCTTGTTTTTGCTCTCGCTTCCTCTAGTTTTCTATCTGATGTTCCTGCCGCTGTTTCTCTATAAGCGCCGCCCAAAGGAACAGTAGCATTCGGCTTGCCGTTTACCGTGTCTACAAAAGGAATACTATGTCCTACAGGCTCGTAGTTTAAAGTTATGTCTTCTGGATCAGGGCCTGTCCTTATTTCAGAAAGACCGTAACGCAAGCCTCTAGAATCTTGAATGTCTCCTCTGTTTACATAGCTAGGTCTGCCTGTGACGGTCGCCCTTGTTTTAGCCCTTTCAATTTGCGTACCACGTTCTTCAGCTAAAATTTGCATAGCCTCATTAAACGAAACCTTATGTCTTTCTGCAACATTTTTGTAGCCTTGTAATTTTCCGGGGTCCTGTGGATCAAAAAGATCCATTTGAGCCATAGCACGTAAACGTCCACGGCCTTTTTCACGTAAAGGCTCATTAAGTGCGTCTGCCGCCGCTCTTCCCTGCGCCAATTGCTCTAAGGTTCCGCCAGAAGTTAAGAAGTCCTGAGCGTATTGCGGAGTAACACCTTCTTCAGTACTTGCTTGAGTTAGCAGACCGCCTGCCCTAGCTCTTTGAGCAGCCTGTAAACCACGTTGTGCTGCTGCCGTGGAAAACTGTTGTGCTTCCTTAACGTAGCCTAAACCAGAAAGTTCTTGAGCAATACCAGAAAGCACAACAGGATCAGGCTCTGCTGATGCCATGGATGCTTGTCCTCTTTTCATAATCTCGTTAAACTTTTCTCGCTTTTGCTTCTCTTCAGCCTTGCCCGGAAGACCGCCAATAGCAGCACCTAGGTCCATCATACCTTTAGTCATCTGAGGACGACCAAGAGTAGCTAAAAACTCTCTTGAAAAAGTAGCCATTATTGTCTCCTTACTCGAACAAGCCGCCTAAAGCGGACCCGGCCAGTTGTGTACCAAAGCCTCCAGCAATACCTGCCTGACCAAGACCAGCCTGTAGTAGTGCTTCCAGACCTGTAGTGTACGTTTCTCCGTACGTTCTTGCCTGTTCTGACAACGCAGCACGTCGTTGCTCTGCTGCTGTCATTCCGGGCTGTAGTGCAGACAAAAGAGCAGTCTGAGGTACGTAGCTGCCTGAAAGCATGCCTTGTGCCAACTGAGCTTGTCTTGCCTGCTCATCTCCAGCAAACTGCATTGCGCCCAACATAGCTTTGTTTCTGGCTTCTTCTTGCGCCTTAGCAAGAGAAAGTTGTTCGCCTGTACCTCCAAACTGTGCTGTCTGAACACCCAAGCGTCCCTGTGCAGCCAGACGTTGTTCCAGATCTAAACGCTCACGTTCTTGTTCTGGTGTGATTGCAGTCATCATTCTTTGGAACACTTCCTGCTCACGGTCAGCCACAGGCATTGCTGCTTGTCCGTACATCTGTTGAGACTGTGACAGCAACTGTTGTTGCAACGCCTGCTCGTCAGGAGACATCTGCATACCGTAAGACATCTCTCCCGTAACAGGGTCTTGTGTCATGCCAAACTGACCACCAGTAGCAGTAGTAACAGTGTATGGCTGAAACTCAAGCATTCCTTGTAGTTGAGACGCAATACCTTCTGGACCAGCCATCTCACGATAAGCTTGCTGTCCAATGTCGCCTATGTCCTTATAGCCTTCCCTTGCCAGTGCAAGACCAGCAAGTACGGCCCCTGTTCTGCCTAGATCTCCGGCACTGCCAAAGCCCAGTTCTGTTGCAAGATCTCCAAAAAAACTCATAACAATTTACCTATCAAAGCCATTACGTTAATCTCCTGTAGTGATAATTGAGACCCGTCAATGTCAGCCTCTAGTCCAACTACGATACTTGTACCGTACCCTGTTGCATTTAAACTCTTTTGGTTAGTTAAAGCACCGCCAGTAAATTCTACTGTGGTGTACTCGCTTTCCCCGAAGTAACCAGTAATTTGGTCACCTACTGTAAATTCTGCTGTTGCGTACGAACTCTTGAAGTCATAAGCCCACTTAAGAAATACTGTTGCGTTGTTCGCACCGACCAGTGTAGGCTTTAACTTTTTTAGAATCTTAACCCTAGAGCTGTCACCAAAAGTCAAACTTGGGCTGTAGTACTTAAAACGATAGGTGCTGCCGTCGTCTCTGTACCCATCGTACTCGCTTATTCCCTTAGACGTGCCTATAAGCAGTGTACCGTTTTCTTGCCTAGTGTAACATGAAAAGCCTGTAGAGACCCAGCGTGTTACACGGTACGACCCGTTTTCTGTGGTGCCACGTACGTCAAAGCAGTAAGTTGTATCCTGACCTACAAAAGTCAACAAGTAAAAACCTTCTTCTGGACTATAGACAGACCTGAAGAAGTCGTTCTCAGTCTGTAGACCGCCAATTATGTCTTTGGTAATGTTTCCAGACAAGCTGCTAATAGGCATGGACTTTTCTTGTATTGTGCGCCCAAAGCTTTTAAGACCAGTATGGGACAAAAACAACACGTCAGTTCCTGTGTACTGCACGGTGTCTCTATTTACGCAGCCTACGCCAGCCACAGTGTCTGCTAGTTTCATTTCTGCCGGGGCTTCTGCACCTTCGTAAGCAACAATGCTGTGATTACCAAAAATAATCAACAAACCATTATGTGCAGCTAATGCTACAATCTCGTCATAACCATCAGGCCAGACTTTGGAGATGTTAATAGAACCGCTAGTACCACCAGAGTAGTCATGACCTATTAATAAATCAGACCAATAAACAGTAGATGAGTTAGCTCCTGTTCCTGTAACCCATAGTCTGCCGTAAGCAGAACAAACTTCGTTACCTTGTACAACACCAGCAGCCCCAGATACAGAGTCTAGTCTAACTACAGAAGAACCGTCGTACACCAGAGGTGCATGA